CAGTGGTACAGGTGGTTCTGGGAATGCGGTGGGGGGCAATAGTGCAACTGATACTGGCGCAGTTGGTGTTTGCGGCGGCGGCGGTGGTTGGGGTGCTGCTGGAGGAAACGGAAATTATTACTCGACCGTAAATACTACCGTAGGCCTAGGCGGTAATGCGGTCGCTCTTAACGGGCATACAATTACTTGGACTTCTGGGGATACATCTAGAGTGTATGGGGCGGTAGCATGATATATAAAATCTTTAATCCACTGACTGGACAATATACAACTGCTGATACTTTGACTGCTGCTCAAACAATTCAAGCGCAGAATAAACAAGATTTGGCAAATCAAATTCCGATGCAAATATCCGATGGGTCTGCTTATGCACTAGACAAACCTTTTGCTGATAATTTTATATCAACAAAACAAAATATCCCGTTAACAACTGATTATGTACATTCAGAATTTAACTTAACCACTAATCAAAACCTAGGGAGATTATTTACGGTTAATGGTAATTGGATGCGTGTATTAAATGGAAAAGTTGTAGTTTGGTTACAACAAGGAATAATTGTTAATGGTAAAGTTAGAGATTTTGTACAATGTGATTTGGTTACAGGTAATCCAATATCATACTGGGACTTTTCTGGTAGTTCTAGTTTATTAACAAACTATGATTTAAATGATAATGTTTTGCGTATTAATAATTTTGATTTAACTGCAATACCTACCGACCAATTATCATTAGTTAATGGATATTCAAATAAAAATTCCATTTATTATTGGTCGCAAACCTCCGATGGATTTATTGTTGGTGATAGTGAAACCGTTATTCGTGCGCCGTTAACTGATGCAGAAACGGCTATTATCCAATCCCAACGTGACGCACTTGTTTCGTCACGATCATCAACATTCATAATTAATATGGTAGAAACATTACCCAATGGCGATGAGGTTTGGACTGGTGTTATTTAAAGTTGAACTATATGTTATTTGATGTATTAGAGGAATTGGTTTCAAACCGCCAAGATGCTTTTACCTTTAATTTAACAAATAATTCGGCAAAATTTAGCGATATAAATACTCCATCATAGGAGAATTTTATGGCAACGATTACTAATAGACAAGATTTTACCGATTATTGCCTTCGGAGACTTGGCTTTCCCGTTATTCAAATCAATGTGGATGATGATCAGGTCCAAGATCGTATAGATGATGCTCTCCAATATTGGCAAGATTATCACTACGATGGCCTACAAAAAGTTTATTACATTAAAGCATTGTCTGGTTCGGTCATTAGTTCAAACACCAATATATCGTCATATTTTACCAATAATAGTAAGATTGTCGGAGCAACATCGGGTTCTACTGCTACAATCACTGGTTTTTCTGGTGCAAATAACCAAACAATCCAAATATCAGGTTCCCAGGCATTTACTGCCGGTGAAACATTAGAATACTACGATACTAATGGAAATATCCATTCCACAGGTGCATCTGTTACCAATTATATGATGGGAGATGTTGATCAAAGGTATTTGGATTTGAGTGGTTCTCAGGATGCTCAAGGCAATCCGATGGAAATTGTTGGGGTTACCAGAATATTTCCTATTTCCGATTCTCAATCTTCAGTAAATATGTTCGACTTGAGATATCAATTGCGTTTAAATGAACTATACGACTTTACCTCAGCCTCTTATATCAACTATACACTAACTCAGCAACATCTACGTTCACTTGAACTCATGTTCACTGGAGAGGTTCCTATACGTTTCCAGAGACATATGCAAAGACTGTATATTGATTGGGCATGGGGTCCTCAAGAATCTCCAATTGGTACTATTGCTATTGCTGAATGTTATGCTTCCATAAATCCTGATGTTTATAATAGGGTTTGGAATGATCGATGGTTAAAAGAATATGCCACGGCTCTAATCAAAAGAACTTGGGGTAATAATCTTTCCAAATTTGCAAATCTTCAATTGCCTGGTGGTGTAACATTAGATGGCAAAACGATTTACACAGAAGCCGCGACTGAGATAGAAAGATTAGAAGCCGAAATGGCCACTAATTATTTCGGGCCGCTGGAATTTTTAATGAATTAGTTGGAGTAAACTAAAATCGCAACATCACAATATTTTTCAAATTACGATTCGATATCTGAACAACGAGTAATAGAAGATCTTATCGTGGAATCAATTAAGATCATGGGAACAGATTGTTTTTATCTTCCTAATGAGAATGATATTGCTCGTGATTTGTTGTATGGTGAAGATCCTGTCAAGCAATTTTCTTCAGCATTTCAAATAGAAATTTATCCAAACAATGTAATGGAATATGGTGGAGAACGAGAATTTTTTACTAAATTTGGTTTAGAAATTAAAAATCAAATGACTATTACAATGTCTAAAAGATCTTTTTCACAAAGAGTTCCTCAAAATACTATTACTCGACCCCGTGAAGGTGATTTGATATATGTTCCCTTTCTTAATGGAACAGGTGAATTGTATGAAATCAAATTTACCAATCAAACAAAAGATTTCTTTATGTTGGGTAGAAAAGTTCCATATTTTTATGAATTAGAACTTGAGAAATTCAAATATTCCAATGAATTTATTACTACAGGAATACCTGATATCGATCAAGTTGTTTCTGATTCCGCATATACACTTCATTTAAATCTCGGAACAGGTACAGGAGATTATATTTCTAAAGAAATAGTATTCCAATCACCAGATTATACTTATGCAAATGCAACATCAACAGGAACAGTGCAAATATGGTATAAACCTTCTAAGATATTATCATTGACTAATATTGCAGGTGAATTTGTTGATGGAAATATTGTTGTAGGCGTATCTAGTAACACACGATATACTTTAGCGACATTTGATCCATTACAAGATCCTTCTCAACATGAACAATATGATAATAAATTTATTAACACCAGTGCGGATTCTATACTCGATTTCTCGGAATCTAATCCTTTTGGAAGTATATAATGAGTACATATAACCGCAGTATTCGGAAATTGGTTGTTGGATTTGGAAACTTATTCAACGCAATTACACTAGTTAGATATAATACTGATCAAACAGAACAAGAACGGATGATTGTTCCTATTGCATATGCTTCAAAAGAAGATTATGTTATGCGATTACAATCTGATCCTGATTTAGATAAAAAAGTACAATTAACTTTACCTAGATTATCGTTTCAATTAACGGGTCTTGCATATGATATTACTCGAAAACAAAATACAAATATTAAGAATTATGCGGTAATTGGAAATAACACAGTATCACAATACAATCCTGTACCTTATAATTTTGACTTTTCTCTATATTTGTACATCAGAAATATTGAAGATGGTACACAAATTATTGAACATATACTCTCTTACTTTACACCAGATTATACGATTAAGATTAACATGATTCCTGAAATGGGAACAGTTAAAGAAATTCCTATCATACTAGTTTCAACTGATATGCCAGTAGATTTTGAAGGTGGAGCGAGAGATAGGGAAACAAGAGTTCTTATCTGGACAATAAATTTTACAGTAAAGGGTTATATTTTTGGCAATATAACAGATTCGTCCAGTGGAATTATTAAAACATCTATCACTAATATTTTAAATGATATTAGTTATAGTTCGGCTATCAGTTTTAACATGGGAACTCCTGGTATAGGAAACTATCAATTGGGAGAAATGGTGTATCAAGGTTATTCTATTGGTACAGCAACAGCAACAGGAAAGGTTGTTGGTTGGGCAGATAATTTACTTACTTTAACAAATATTTCTGGTAATTTTGTTTCGTCACAAAGTATAATTGGTGGAGTAACAAACGCATCGTATAATTTTGTTTCGTATCAAATAACTCCACAAAACTTAGCACGAATTGTCGTTACTCCTAATCCTACAAATGCAAATGCAAACAGTATATATACATATACCACACAAATAACAGAAAACAGAGGCGTTTAGATATTTACAAATGATAACCACAGGTATTACATTGTATCTAACCACTTAAATTAATAAAGAAAATTATGTCTAAATTTGAAAAAAATATGGAAGAAATTTTTGATGTAACTCCAACAATTAAAAATGTTCCTGTTGTAGTTCCTTCTGATCTACCTATACCTTCCACTTCTATGGAAGAAGATTTAGGAGATGCATATCAACAATCCAAAGATAATCTTCAAGATATTATCCTTCAAGGCAAAGAAGCCATGGATGAGATTCTGAGGATTGCTAAAGAATCTGAACATCCTCGGGCATTTGAAGTATTTGGTGGTATTCTTAAGAATGTTGTGGATGCTAACAAAGAACTTCTCTCAATGCAAAAACAAATGCGTGAAATGGATGATAAAAAAGAAACAACCAAAACTATTATTGATAAAGCCGTGTTCGTAGGATCAACAAAAGAACTTGGTGATTTATTGAAAAGTAAATAATGAATAATATTAGGAGTAAAAATGCGAGAAAGTAAATCTAGTTATCGGGACAATCCCCTTCTAAAAAAAATAGGGGTTAATATAGATTACACACAAGAACAACTTGATGAGTATATTATGTGTGCTGCGGATCCCATATATTTTGCAAAGTATATGAAAATTATCACACTTGATCATGGCCTAGTACCATTTGATATGTATGATTTCCAAAAAGATATGATTCAGACATTTCACGACAATAGATTTGTAATTACCAAATGCCCGCGCCAGGTGGGAAAGTGCTGCGATATTAATACTCCTATAAGGTTGAGAAACAAAAAAACTGGAAAAATTATGGAAACAACTATAGGACAATTTTACGAACAAACAAGAAATAACACAGATATGCCAAACAACAAAAATATGAAGTTTTGATAATATAGAAAAAAATTACAATACAAAAATGCATAAACTTTCTGATACAGTAACAAGAAAATTTGTAGACTCTATCCCACTAGATGATGAATGGGAAATAGAATCTGATTCTGGGTGGGTTCCAATTACACACATTCACAAAACTGTAGAATACCAAGAATGGCAAATAGAATTAGAGAACGGAGATTTTTTAATTTGCGCCGACACACATATAGTTTTTGATGAAAATTTAAATGAGATTTTTGCTAAGGATTTAATAAAAAATAAATCTTATGTTATGACTAGATCTGGACCAAGTTTAGTAACTCAAGTTACCGAAACAAATAATCAGTCTAATATGTTTGATTTAACGGTTGATTCAGAAGAACATAGACTTTATACAGGTAACATATTATCACATAATACAACCACTTCAGTTGTATATCTTCTCTGGACTATTCTGTTCCAAAATTCAATGAATGTTGCTATACTTGCTAATAAAGGACAGACTGCACGGGATATTCTAGGCAAACTTCAATTGGCATATGAAAATCTTCCTATATGGCTTCAGCAAGGTGTTGTAGAATGGAACAAAGGTCGTATTGAACTTGAAAACGGTTCGGTTATTATAGCATCTTCAACATCATCATCCGCAGCCCGGTCAGGATCTTATAATTGTGTTTCTGGTGATTCTGTAATACAATATATGGATGATAATGGTGTTATGAAGGAGAGTAGTATAGAAACTTTATATAATAGTCAGGAGAACATTATTAACATCGAATTAGATAATGAAATGGCCGACAACAAATATAAAAAATGGTATTTTGATATAATAAATCGTGCCAAACTTAGGAAGTGTGATCCTTTGTTATCATATGAATATCACCACATAATACCTAAATCCATATCCGGAAATAATACACATAATAATATGGTGTATTTAACTCTCAAAGAACATTTCATATGCCATAAGTTGTTGATTAGGGTCTACCAAGGAAAATATAAGGCTAAGATGGTGCATGCTCTTTTTATGATGAGCAATACTAGAGGCCTCAAGATGTCGTCAAAAGAGTACCACAATCCAAAAACCCATGAAATAAAATGTTTTCCTGAAAATTGCCAACCCAAAGGATTTATTATCGGAAGAGGTAAGAAGTGAAAATTCTTTCTGAGGGTAATGTATATAGAAATTTTGATTTTATATCAAGAAGTGAATCTAACAAAATAATTGATTTATTTTTTGATGATGGATCATATTTAACAGTAACCGAAGATCATAAGATATTATGTAACGGTGAATGGACTCCATCAATAAAGATCAATATTGGTGATTTTGTATATACACCAACAGACACAAAACAAGTTATATACAAGTCAAAATCAAATAAAAAGATATATGTTTATGATGTAATAAATGTAGAGACCACAAATAATTTCTTTGCAAATCAAACACTTATAAAAAATTGTGTTTTTCTTGATGAGTTTGCTTTCGTTCCATCCAATATCGCCACAGAGTTCTTTACATCAGTTTATCCTGTAATTACTGCTGGTACAAAAACTAAGATTATCATTGTATCAACTCCAAACGGAATGAATTTGTTCTATAAGATTTGGACAGATGCTATTAATAAGAAAAACAACTATGTGCCTTTTGAAGTGCATTGGTCACAAGTTCCAGGACGAGATGATAAGTGGAAAGAAGAAACTATTCGCAATACATCTGAACACCAATTTGATCAAGAATTTAACACATTTTTCTTGGGATCTTCAAACACTTTGATATCAGGGAAGAAACTTCAACAACTAACTTACCGTGATCCACAAGCACAACATGATAATCTTTTAATTTATGAACATCCTATCAAAGGTGACAATGAAACAACAAAGGATCATTTATATTGTATAACTGTTGATGTGTCCGAAGGTAGAAATTTAGATTTCTCTGCTTTCTCTATATTTGATGTATCTTCAACTCCATATAAACAAGTGGCAAGATATAGAGATTCAACAATTTCACCTATACTATTTCCAACAATAATCCACAATGCTGCTCGACAGTATAATGATGCGTATATTCTTGTTGAAATAAACAATAATCCTCAGGTAGCAGATATTCTTCATCAAGATTTGGAATATGAGAATTTATTAAAAGTGTTTACTGGTAATAAGAAACCTCAGCAACTTTCGGCAGGTTTTGCTCGTGGGATTCAAATGGGAGTAAAAATGTCACCTGCCGTCAAAAGGATAGGGTGTTCTAATCTAAAAACTCTTATTGAGGGTAATAAATTAGAAATTCCTGATTTTGATACATATTCAGAATTGACTACTTTTGTATCAAACAAGACTTCCTTTGGTGCAGAAGATGATGCGAATGATGATTTAGTGATGACTTTGGTTTTATTTTCATGGATAACGACACAGAAATACTTTAAAGAAATCGTTAATCACGACTTAAGAAAACAAATCCAGCTTGAAAATATGAATCAACATGATGAAGAAAACTTACCACAACCTATCATTGAAGATGGTTTACAACATGAATTTGATGTTATTGATGGAGAAGTATGGGAAAAAGCAGATTCCGGTGATACATATGCTGCTTTTATCAAGGAAATGATGAGATAATGATAAACATAAATACTTTCATGGTATAAAAACTGCCTA